ACTCGGTCATCCTGATGGTCCTACCATCAATCTTGATCGTGTTTCACATAAGATTGTAGAACTTTATCAAGATGGTTCTAACTATGTTGGTAAGGCAAAATTACTTGAAACTCCTATGGGATCAATTGCCAAGAATCTCCTTAGAGAAGGTGTTCAACTTGGAGTTTCTTCCAGAGGTGTAGGAAGTCTTGAATCCAAAGGTGGATCAAATTATGTCAGGGATGACTTTATGCTTACAACTGCTGCTGATATTGTTGCTGATCCTTCTGCCCCTGATGCATTCGTCAACGGAATCATGGAAGGAAAAGAATGGGTCTGGAACAATGGAGCATTTAAAGAAGCAGAACTCCAGCAAGTAAAAGAAGATTTAGAGAGAGTATCACGCGGAGCACTTGAGGGTAAAATCCTTGAGAGCTTTGAGAAACTGCTCTCTAACTTATAAATTTAATAAATAAGTAATAGAAAAACTAAGGTCCTTTAGGGGTTATTTTAAATGGCTAATTCGTTAAACGAGAAATTTGAGGATTTCGTATCAGAAAACGTCGATGCGGAGACTGTTACAGAAATGAACAACGCTGTCACTGCTGGCGCTGCTCCAGCTGAAGGTTCACATCTTCCTGCTGCTACTGGTGCTGATGTTGCTGTTGCCAATGTTGAACCAATGGCTGCAGGATCATCCGCCGAGTACTCAGGTAAGTTTGAGAACTCTGGTGCTAAGGCTGCTGCTCCAGTTAAAAAGTCTAAGACTGCAGTTAACTCGGGCGAAGGCAAGCAAGATCCTATGCCTAAATTAGAAGGTGGCAAGGATATGGCTGGCAAGAAAGTTAGCCGTGGTGGCGGGGACGCAATGCCTAAACTTGCTAAGGAAGAAATTGATGTTACTGATGACATCAATGCTCTCGTTAATGGCGAGGATCTTTCTGAAGAGTTTAAGGAAAAGGCAACAACAATTTTCAGCGCCGCTGTTTCTTCTAGAATTGATGAAGAAACCAAGCGTCTGGAAGAAAGCTATGCTGCTCAGTTGAATGAGCAAATTGACGTGATCAAGGAGGAAATGTCATCTAAGGTTGACTCCTTCTTGAACTATATTGTAGAACAATGGATTAATGATAACAAGCTCGCAATCAACGAAGGTATTCGCACCGAGATTGCTGAGTCCTTTATGTCTGCTCTTAAGGGAGTGTTCACCGAACACTACATGGATATTCCAGAAGAGAAGTACGATATGGTTGAGGGGATGAGCGAAAAACTAGATGAAATGGAGTCAAAACTCAACGAACAAATTGACAAGAATGTTGAATTAAATTCTGCTCTGGGAGAATTCGTCAAAGAATCTATCGTTGCCGAAGTATCTCAGGGTCTCGCTGATACTCAGAAAGAAAAACTTTCCTCGCTTGCTGAGGGTGTAGAGTTTGTTTCCGAAGAGTCATTCAAAGAGAAGATTGAAACTATCAAGGAAAACTATTTCCCCAAGACTTCAATCAATGAGAGCGTAGAAGAATCTGAGCCCGTTGCCGAGAAGGTAATCCCTGCTGGCATGGAGCAATATGTTTCCGCAATCTCACGCTACAATAAGTGATCTAAATTATAAATAAGTTATAGTTCACAAACATTAAATTTTTCCAAGGAGAACCAAATGTTCAATACCGAACAACTCCAGGAGAAGTGGGCACCTGTTCTGTCTCACGGCGATCTCCCCGAGATCAAAGATAGTTACAAGAAGGCTGTTACCACTCAACTTCTGGAAAACCAAGAGAAATTCCTCCGCGAGGAGAGAATGCTGACCGAAGCGCCTACTAACGCTGGTCCTATCAATACACCTACAACTGGCGCTGGTAACGTCGCAGGTTTTGACCCCGTACTGATCTCACTGATCCGTCGCTCAATGCCTAACCTGATCGCCTATGATATTTGTGGCGTTCAACCAATGAACGGTCCTACTGGACTGATCTTCGCAATGCGTTCCCGCGTTGAGTCCCAGACTGGCGACGAGACCTTCTACAACGAAGTTAACTCTGCTTTCTCTGGTACTGCTTACAACGCTGCCAACTCTGCTGGTGGTTCTGCTCCTGGTGGAACCAACCCTGCCGTTCTTAACGACAGTGGTACTTATGGTTCTGCTGGTGGCATGGATACTTCCACCGCTGAATCTCTGGGAGAAGCTAACACTTCAGTCTTCCCAGAAATGGCATTCAGCATTGAGAAGATTGCTGTTACCGCTAAGAGCCGCGCTCTGAAAGCTGAGTACAGCATTGAACTCGCACAAGACCTGAAGGCAATTCATGGTCTGGATGCTGAGACTGAACTCGCCAACATCCTCTCTGCTGAGATCCTCACCGAAATCAACAGAGAAGTCGTTCGTACCGTATTCCGCTCCGCTAAGCCTGGTGCTCAGCAGAACGTTGCTACTCAAGGTACGTTTGACATGGACGTTGATTCCAACGGACGTTGGAGCGTTGAGAAGTTCAAGGGTCTCCTCTTCCAGATTGAGCGTGAAATGAACGCCATCGCAAAAGAGACTCGTAGAGGGAAGGGCAACATGCTCGTCTGCTCTTCAGACGTTGCTTCTGCCCTGTCAATGGCTGGCGTCCTTGACTACAACCCTGCTCTCAACACAGGTCTGAACGTTGATGACACTGGCAGCACCTTCGTTGGTACGCTGAACGGTCGCATCCGCGTTTACATTGATCCTTATTCGGCACTGCCTTCTGAGGGTAACAACGCTGCTCAGTTCTTCATCGCTGGTTATAAGGGTACTTCCCCTTATGATGCTGGTCTGTTCTATTGCCCATATGTACCTCTGCAGATGGTACGCGCAATCGGACCTGACACCTTCCAGCCCAAGATCGGATTTAAGACCCGCTACGGCATGGTTCTTAATCCATTCGCTAAGGGTGCTACTGCTCTTACCAACTCCGATCCTACCAATGCTGGTAACGTCAACACCAACGTCTACTACAGACGTGTCCGTGTTACCAACCTTATGTGATCCACGTCACACAGGACCTTACAGACCTCCCTCACGGGGGGTCTTTTTTATGTACATTTTTTTACTTACATTGAGTTTAGTAAAAAAGCAATAAATGTATACTACAATACATAAAGTTGGCTAGATAGTATAGAGTTATGCGAGGTGAAGAAATGAACCCATGCCCTCCTAGTACATCATGTAGCAAGAATTGTATGGAGGTGACCAAATGCACAATCTATTATCACGCGCTCAATTAGATGAGTGGCGACATTTTGAAGACACAGTTGATGATTTAGAGATAGAAAATCAGAAATTAAATGATTACTACGAATGTCTAATTGAGTGTGATTCCCTTAACCAGAACCAATGTAAACGCATATGCCGAAGAATTCTTATGTAGATACATGGCCCCGAAAGGGGTCTTTTTTTTATCTAAATATTTAAAAAGTATTTTTAACGATGACCCAGGCAAATTGGTTGGAGGATAAGATTAACAATCTTAACTACCTGGCACCTCAAGGTTTTAAACTGACAATTGAAAAATTTCCTAAAGTAGCATTCCTATGCCAGGCAGCAAACATTCCTGGTGTGAGAATTCCTGACATCAATGTTGCTACTCCTTTCAGAGATATTCCCATTGCTGGAACTGAGACAGAATATGAAGATCTTGTCGTCAGATTTTTAATTGACGAGAATATGGAAAACTATGTTTCAATTCATAAATGGATTGCGAAGACTGGTCTTGCGGAAAGATATGACACTGATAAAGATCCTGAAGAAGGATGGGTTTCATTAGAAATTTTAAATAGTAACTTTAATTCTAATGTCCAGATTGAGTTTGAGAATGCATGGCCTACTGCATTAACACCAGTTGCATTTGATGCAACGGAGCAAGGAGTCCAATACCTCACTGCAACTGCCACCTTTAAATACAGCATATATAGAATTAAGTATGATGGAGTTGTGATTAGTTGATGACATTTGAAGAGATTCAGGCGATGTGGGAACAGGACTCAAAGATTGATCCTGTTGAACTTGATACCGCTGCACTTAGCATTCCCACACTACATTCAAAATATTTAAAAATCTTTTCCGACTACAAATTTAAAAGAAAACTAGCAGTACTAGACCTCAAACAACTTAATAGACGCAAGTTTGAATACTATGCGGGACGAGGATCTGTAGAAGAATACAAGGAAGAACCGTTTGATCTCAAGGTTCTTAAATCAGATCTGCCAATGTATATTGAGTCTGACTCTCAGGTCAAAGAACTGCAGATGAAGATTGATATGTATGACATCATCATTGAATACCTGGAAAGTGTAATCAGGATGATCAACAATCGCTCATACCAGATCAAGAATGCGATTGAATGGAAATCATTTATTGAAGGAATTAAGTAATGTCAGACATTATCATTAGAAAGAAGAACGAAGTATACCTGCTAATTGATTGCGAACCACATATTAAATATGAACTCTCCGAGTATTTTACCTTTGAAGTACCAGATGCGAAGTTCATGCCACAATACAAGAAGAAGTATTGGGACGGTAAAATCAGATTGTTCTCCCCTGCTAATGGTGAACTGTATATCGGTCTGCTGCACTATCTGATTGAGTGGGCAGAGGAACGAGACTATACTTATTCCTATGAAGACAATGAGTTCTATGGCAAGGTTGTAGAGAAAGATCCTTACATTTTGCCAGCGACTGTAAAAGAATATCTGGACTATCTCACAGAAGGTAGTGAAATTAAACCCAGAGACTATCAGTATAACGCAGTATATAAAGCACTGAAAAACTATAGAAAGATTATTCTGTCACCTACAGGGTCTGGCAAATCTTTCATGATTTATTCTCTAGTCAGATACTTCACTGCTGCACAACTTAAAACACTGATTATTGTTCCTAGTATTTCACTAGTGACACAGTTGTTTAAAGACTTCCAAGACTATGGTTGGAACGCAGAAGACTATTGTCACCAGATCTATCAAGGTGAAGCAAAAGTCTCTGATGCTCCTGTAGTCATCACAACCTGGCAGTCAATCTATAAACTGCCCAAGAAGTATTTTGATTCTTACACTGCGGTGATCGGAGACGAGTGCCATACGTTTAAGGCAAAGTCTTTAACAAGTATTATGACGAAACTTCATGAAGCAAAATATCGCATCGGATTCACAGGTACACTGGACGGAACGAAAACTCACCGTCTGGTTCTTGAAGGTTTGTTCGGATTATCTGATAGGGTTACTAGTACTGCTGACCTTATGAAGCGTGATCAACTCACGCAACTCAAGATTAAAATTCTAGCACTCAAGCACGAATCGTGTAAGTTTGCGAACTATCAAGATGAGATGGAATACATTGTTACTCATGGTAAGCGTAACACATTCATCAAAAATCTAGTAAGTGATCTGAAAGGAAATACTCTGGTGCTATTCAACTATGTGGAGAAGCACGGCGAACCACTTTTTGATTTGATAAATAAGAGTATAGGGGATACTAAAAAAGTATTCTTCGTTCATGGTGGTGTGGAAGCATCTGAACGAGAGGAAATTAGAAGACTAGCAGAAGTAAATGATAACTGTGTTATCATCGCATCATACGGAACCTTTTCCACAGGTATTAACATTAAGAATCTCCATAATATTATCTTTGCTTCGCCAAGTAAGTCAAGGATCAGGAACCTTCAATCTATTGGTAGAGTTCTTCGTAAGGGAGATAATAAAGCTCAAGCAGTGCTGTATGACATTGCTGATGATTTTTCTAGAGGGAGTTATATCAACTACACACTCAATCACCTCAAAGAACGAATCAAAGTTTATAACGAAGAGCAATTTAATTATGAAATTATCCCAGTAAACATTAAGAAATGAACGATAAATTCTTCGCCACAATCAAATTGATGACTGGAGAAGAAATTGTTGGACTAGTTGAAGTTCATGAACAGGGTCTGTTAGTAGACAACCCTCTCATATTAGAAGACATGAGTGATCTACATGAATTATTAGGTGACGATGTAAAGGTAAGTGGACTAAGATTATCTAAATGGATTAAATCAACTACAGACAACATTTTCTTTATAACAGATGCAAAGATAGTAACAGTAAATGAACTGTTAGAACCAGGATTAACTCACTATAAAAAAGCAGTTACTCAAATTAACGAAACAATCAAGAAAAAAATTTCTAGTTCTCAAAAAGAATCAGACAAAAAAAAGTACAACGGTTACAGAGCATCAGTAGAATACGCTAGAGAATTCTTTGAAGATCTGTTCAACAGTTACTAAGTATACGCATCTGCGATGCGTATTGATCTCCGATCAATTATTACTATGTTATAATTAAATATATAAAGCTATTACTTCTCTTGAACCCTTACAGAGTTATTCTACACACAGAATCTGATCTTGTCAAGCTATGAAAAAAACTATATTTGAAACCATCATTTTTATTAAAGATGTTGACTGCAAGAAAATTGTAGGAGAACGAGAATCTTATAGACCAAGTTTTGAGAGCAACTTGCCTACGACTCTCAAAACTAATTTTCGTCTTAGACAAGATTCTCTTCAGTATCTTACAGATATCATTATGGAATGCATGGGAGAGTTGAAAGATCCTATTGAGTCAATTGCTTATGAAGTAATTTGGAGAAATAAATATGCTAAGAGAAGTGATTTCCAGGGATACCATACTCATTCACATACTCATTGGAGTTTTATTGTTTATGAAACTGTTGAGAAATCTAGAACTCAATTTATACATCCGATTATGCCAGTAATGCATAATCAACTTGCATCAACTAATTCTAAAGACTTTAGGACCACATTTACACCAACATTAAAACCAGGAACTATGTTACTGTTCCCATCATGGTTACCTCATCAAGTTCTCCCTGGAAACATAGGAACTACACTATCAGGTAATTTTTGGTGTAACTTGCGGAAAGATTAGAATATGCTATAATGATAGTATCATAACAAAAGGAAGATGAATCAAAATGAGATCCAAGAAAAAACCAGAACATTATGTAGACAATAAAGAGTTTCTGGCAGCACTGTCCGAGTACAAAAGAAATGTGCAAGATGCCTTGACAGAGGAAGCACCTCGTCCTATGATTCCTAATTATATCGGTGAGTGCTTCTTGAAGATTGCTCAGCATCTGTCCTACCGTCCTAACTTCATCAACTATCCTTTCCGTGAGGACATGATTAGTGATGGTATTGAGAACTGCGTTCAGTACATTGACAACTTTGATCCTGATCGTGGCAACCCATTCGCATACTTTACTCAGATTATTTACTATGCATTCCTGAGAAGAATTCAAAAAGAAAAGAAGCAACTGGAAATTAAGAGCAAAATTCTTGAACGTTCTGGATACGATGAAGTCCTTTACGCTGATAAGAACGAACTGAACTTCTCCTCCGCTGACTATAACGGAATCAAACAGAACATTGAGCAGAAAACTAGAAAATGAAAATTGCCCTGATTACTGACACACATTATGGATTCAAAAAAGGCAATCAAGATTATCATGATTATTTCCTGAGGTTCTACAACGAAGTATTCTTCCCTACATTAAAGAAGAAAAAAATCAAGCATGTCATCCACCTGGGTGATGTGTTTGATATTCGTCGTAACATTGATTTCTGGAGTCTTGACTGGGCACGGAAGAACATCTTTAATCCTTTGCAGGACATGGGTGTTACCGTTGACATGATGGTCGGTAATCACGATTCATTTTATAAGAACACTCTGGAGATCAATTCTTTGGAGTGTTTGCTGCAGGAATATGATAACCTCCGTGTCTACACTGGACCCTCTGAGGTTACTGTTGGTGGTCGTAAGATGGTTTATCTTCCTTGGATCTGCGATCAGAATGAAGAACAAACAGTAAACCTCCTGAAGAAAACAGATGCTGAGGTTGTTCTGGGACACCTGGAGATGGAAGGATTCAAGACTAATCCTACCTACGTTGCTAATCATGGTAGGCAGACATCTGAGTTTTCTAAGTTTGAGTTGGTGATGTCAGGTCACTATCACACCAAGAGCAAGAAAAGTAACTTTCAATATCTTGGTAATCCTTATCAGATGTATTGGAATGATTATGGCGATGAGCGTGGATTCCATATCTGGGACACGGAGACTCTGAAGTTAGATTGGATCAAGAATCCATATAAGATGTTCCATAAGATCTTTTACGATGATGTCAAAGATCGTAGTCTATTTGGTAGCGTTGAGTTTGATGACTATAAAGACACGGTAGTTAAATTAGTTGTAGAGAATAAGACAGACTATACCTTGTTTGATTACATTGTCAATGGTCTGCAAGATGTTGTGCTAGATCTTAAAATTATTGAAGACTTCTCTA